CCCGCAGGACCGAGTTCTCCTCGGCTGGGTGTCTGTCCAAGCTGACAGAGACTTGTGGCTGGATGAGCGAGAGTACAGCACCGACGGCGGTAAAACGTGGCTCCCGTGTGGAGTGGTGGAGGAATCGAAATGAGCATCCAGATCAACGACGGAGGACCGGCGTTTCCACATACAACGCAATGGGACGGAATTGATCCAGAAATCAATTACCATGGTATTTCAATGCGCGACTACTTCGCGGCGAAGGCAATCAATGAAGTGGGATGGTACAACAACATAAACCAGAGCGCGATTATGGCTTACGAGATAGCCGACGCGATGCTCAAAGCGCGGGAGGGCAAATGAGCGATACACCGAGGACGGAATCAGAAGTAAACAGGCCGCATGGACCATTGGATGGTGTTGTGACTATCGATGCTGACTTCGCTTGCCAACTAGAACGCGAACTCAACGCTGCCAACAGCAAAATCGAACTGCTCATGTCTGCAAACGCTGACGTTGCTCGCATTGCTGAAGAACGGGATGCAGCGGAGAATCGAATACCTTTGCTCATCGCAGAGCGTGACACAGCGCGACTGCAAGCCGATCGGAATTACAAGCTCCGCGAGGAGTTCCGCGCATTGCTAGGAACCGATGATGTCGAGCAGGGAGTGGCTGTGGTGCGTGGGTTGCAACAGCGCATCTCAAAGCTATACGACTATGTTGCCGCGCTTGAAACAGGAGGTGACTTGATGGCCTACGAACTGGGCTTTGGATACGACGTTGATCTGTGGAACAAAGCCAGAGGGGAGGCAAAGCCGTGAGAACATCAACTGAAACACTGATCGCAGCCATGCGGATATTGTCTCAGGATATTCAATCCGAGGACGGCGCAGCCAACGCGGCAGTCGCTGAAGCGGCGGAGCGACTAGCGGAGCAGCATATGCGCATCACCCAACTAGAGCGAGAGAACGACGCTCTCCGCGCTGATCTGCTGCTGTGGAGTGAGAAGGAGGCCAAGCCGTGAGCAAATACCCTAGGACTGACGCAGCCCGTCTAAAAGATGTCTGCCATCACATGGCAATGGCGGAAGAATGCACTCGGATGGAGTACGAGTTGAACGAAGCAAAGGCCCGCATCAATCGGCTGGAGGAGACGGGAGATGCGCTGATGGAAATCGTCGAAGGCGCTCGCAGCGAGCGATGGAACGTGAATGGATTCAGGCTGAAAGATACGCCTGAATGGGTTCAGTTCTACGTTTCTTTTCGCAAAGCCAAAAGGTCCAAACGGAAGGAGGCCAAGCCGTGAGCGATACACCAAGGACGGATGCGAAGCGTGGTTTTCATGATTTGGACACCGCCGTTGATGCTGAGTTTTCTGAACAACTCGAACGCGAACTGAACGCCGCCAACGAACGCATCAAGCGGCTGGAGGAGGCGGGGGACAATATGGTTACGGAAGAGGACGTATTTATTCGTCTCAAAATCTGGACCAAAGCCAAGGAGGCCAAGCTGTGAGTGATACGCTGCGAACAGATACGCTTCTAATTATACATGACATGGATCCTGAACCAAAAGTTCTTATCAACCATGCGCGTGCCTTGGAGCGGGCGCTGAACAATGCTGACGCTAAGATCAAGCGGTTGGGGGAGGCGGGGGACAGAATGCGACTGTATTGCGCTGATCCTGATGACTGCTTCGCTTGGGATAGGGCTAAGGAAACCAAACAATGAACACCCCTCCAGACCTGTCAGTCGCGTTCGTTTACAAACACAAGATGACTAGCGAGGTGCTTGTGGTGGACATCGACCGCGCACGCGAACTCGACGCAGCCAGACCATACTGGCAGCACGTTTCAACGGTAAACCCAATCATCATCCTGCAACTCATCGTCAAAGCGAAGGGTCGAGCTAGGACCAAGATCATCAAAGAGCTAAGCGAGAAACCATGAAACCCAAAAAGAAGAACACAGTAATCACCATCGACTCAGCACTCCACGAAGAGTTCCGCAGATACTGCGAACAGAACGGAGTCAAGATCGGCTTTCTCGCTGCCCAAGCGTTGCGAAAGCTGCTGGATGAAAAGCGTGGGACGACGCAAGTACCACACTCCTCATCGGCGGCTAACGCTTGACAGCGAAGCCTCCCGTGTGGGCGGCACAATCCCCTTCGCTCGCTATGAAGCAGTGGGCGGAGGGGCAAATTTCCTAAAACTATGAATCTGAGAGACTACCAAAAGAACGCAGTAGAGTGGGCCAAAACTAGCGACGGCCTGATCATCGCACCGGCTGGCAGCGGCAAGACATGGATTGCTGCGAGCATCATCAAGCATTACCACCAGTTGCATCCCGACTGGTCGTTTGGATGGACGGCTCCCACAGTGGAAACGTGCCAGCAAGGAAGAGTGTCACTCCGTGTCGCTGGAATTCCTGACGGAATCGTTGACGTTCGCTGTCCACATGAGTCGGTTGACTTCAGCAAGAAACAGCTTCTGATTGTCGATGAGGCGAAGAGAAGCGCGGCAAAGGTTCTGCGAGGCATCATCGAATCCTGCAACGGTCTGCGCTACGGCTTCGACGCCACGCCTTGGGGCGACGACCCTGACCGGAACGCCATCACGCGAACGCTCTTCCGCAATCGCACCTACGAAATCAAGCGCAGCGACATCGGCGATTCATTGGCCGACGCTTACCTTCAACTCTCCGACGCTACCGACCTGAACCTGAAGCAGAAGATCGACGACAACATCGACCGCTTGTTCCAAGCAAGACGGCGGTATATGCGGATAAGTGATGACGAATTAAAACGCATGTGCGCTTGGGAATCCTTGGTGGACATTGGCATCTGCCAGAATGATGCGCGCAATCAGTACGCCATCGACTACGCGATAGAACACCTCGACATGCAGACTCTCATCCTTATACCGCGCATCACGCTGGGCGAGGAATACGAAGCCGCGATTCCACGCTCGCTCCTCGTCCATTCGAAGATCGGCAAGAAGCAGCGCAAGGCGGCGATGGAGGAGTTCAAGGTCGGAAACCTACGAACCATGATTGCGACATCATTGGCCGACGAAGGACTAGATCTGCCCAACGTGGAGCTGCTGATCATGGTCAGCGGTGGCAGGTCATCGCAGAAGACGATCCAGCGAGCGAGTCGTGCATTGCGGAAAACAGATTCCAAAAACTGTGCGACAATTCTGGACTTTTCTGACAGGTTTCACCCCATCGGTGCATACCACGCGAAGAAGCGAATGGAATGCTACCGCCAACTAGGTTGCGTATTTTTAAAATGAACACGATGAACGAAGTGACTTCCGCTTCACCAAGCGAAAACTTAGTCTCCCTTATTGGGGAGTTGAGAGCCACAACCAGAAAATCAGAAACAAAAACTGGCGCACTCATGGTTCGCCGCGTGATTTCAATCGCCCGACACTGGACAGACCAAGACGGTCGTTTAATTGAAGATTACGATGATTTTGAGCTTTCTTCTTGGGGTGGAGTTGCGGAACGGATGCTGGAGATATCAACTGGATCTTTAGTGCGAGTTAGAGGCAGGGTGAAGGTGGAGCGATGGGTGGATGGAGCGGAGACTAAATCTGCCGTTCGAATCGCCGCTGAACACGTTCAAGTTCTTTGCTTCTAAGAACTCGTTATGAAAAAATGCACGAAGTGCAAAACTGAAAAGCCTGTTGACGCATTTTCACTCAACAAGAGGCGAAAAGATGGAAGGCAAGAATGGTGCAAGGTTTGCCTTAGTGAACACCACTTGGCCAATCGAGAATCGATTCTCAAGAAACACGCTCAATATCGAGAAGCAAACAGGTTGAAGCTCCGGTTAAAACAGGCAGAATACAACGCTCTTCACGCATCTAAAACCAGAATTTATTCCAGAGATTGGAGAGCCAAAGTAAAGTCTGACCCGATTAAATTTGAACGATATCGCGAGCAAACAAACGCCGGAGTCAAGAGGTCGAGGCAGAAGTATCCTGAGCGTGAAAAGGCTAGACTGGCTGTAAGCAACGCGATCATTTCAGGAAAGATGACTCGCCCATCTTCATGCTCATCATGTGGATGTGAATGTAAGCCTGAAGCCCATCATGACAGCTACGATCAAGATCAATGGTTCAATGTCCGTTGGCTGTGTCGTCCATGCCACGAAATTCACCACAGAAAATATCCAGAACAAAAAACCGAGAATAAACTAACAATCACATGAAAACAATAATTGCGGTCGATCCTGGAGTTGGAGGCGGTTTCGCAGTTCACACTGCGGACGGCATTATACTCTTCACAATGCCTGAGTCATTGCCTGACATCGCTCAACTGTTGAGTGGATTCAAGGTGAGTGAATCTCATCTTTGGGTCGAAAAGGTTCCTAAGTTCGTCAGCAAACTGACATCATCAGCGAGCATGGCCACGCTCCACGAGAACTACGGCATCGTCCAAGGGCTGGCCTACGCTCAAGGGTACGCATTACATCGAGTTGAGCCTAAGATATGGCAGGAGCCTCTTGGACTCGGAGGACGTAAGTCATGCGCCACCGGCCCTGAATGGAAGCGTAAGTTGAAAGCTAAAGCTCAAGAGTTGTATCCGCACCTCGATGTAAATTTGAAGAATTGTGACGCGCTGCTAATTCTCCATCACGCTCTTGGGGGAACGCGATGAACCATAAAATGTACCGCCCTCCCTCACCGGATGAACTCAAGCAGCTCCTCATCGCCACATTCTGCGCTGGTATGGTCATCACCGCCGCATACTTCATTCTCTTCGTCGTCAAATGAGCGAGCCTACCAAACCTCTCGCAGAGGAAACCGACATCGAAACCCTGCGCCATGCCATCGAGGAATACCAATGGTTGGCCAAGGTTCTCTTCAAATCTCTCGGATGCGGATGCAACGCAGGGCATGACCTGTGCTGGAACTGCACCCAAGCTGAGCGACACTACAAACACACAATCGAGATATACAAATGAGCATGAACAAAGTAACGACAGTCCGAGTGGCAGACGCAGACGAATCGACCCCAAGGATCGACTTCGCCTACATCGACCGAAAGTACAAGGAATGGCTGATCCGCCGTGGATTCGCCAACGAAATCGGAACCGAAATGGGAATGCGCCGAGCTGGCGGACGACGCGGCAAACGAATCGAACCTGATGAAATCTGAAATCACGCGACAACAGTTGTTGAAGGAAGCCCCTCAGTTGATCGAGTATGCACTTCTTCGCGGTTGGATGAGCAGGCCGAAGCCCCAGCAAAACGTGGATGAAGTCTGGCATTCGAGCGGTTCAGGCCATCTCGACGATGCTTCCGAAGATGAGATACAAGAACTTAGGAAACAGCTCGGTGCAGGTTGAACTCCTCTCCGACGACGTAGAGATACGAATCGGAGAAACCAAGTGGCAAGGCGTGGCCTACATGCGTGAGGGAAAGCGAAAGGTCTACGTTCGAACTAAGGCTGAATTCAATGCCAAGTTCGCGCCGATAGATGCGAAGCCCTAGCCATTACATCGCCGCACAAGAGCAGCTCTTTGCGAAGTTCAAGTCTCGCTCCATACCCATCCAGCAATGGAGCAAGTACCTGATGACTCCCAAAGAGCTTGCTCTCCTTTTTCAGAAATTAGAGAAATCAAATTCTGTTCTTCAGGAAATCGCCAAGACTGACCTTGGCAGGTCTGGGGAACTCGCGAGAAAACAACTTGGAATCGAATGAGCAATTCAAATATCGACCGTGCGCGAGCATGGCTTCGAAACACCCCCGGTGCCGTTAGCGGTCAGGGCGGTCATAACACAACCTTCGCAGTAGCCACCGCTCTCGTTCACGGCTTCGAGCTATCACGCTCCGATGCGGAGATGCTGCTGAGCGAGTACAACGCGAAGTGCGTTCCGCCGTGGAAGCCGAACGAACTGGCCCACAAGGTCAATCAGGCGATGACCGTGACGCACGACAAGCCGAAGGGATGGCTTCTCTCAGCACAGAGCGGAACGCCGGTATCCACGACCGGCAAGTTCATCGTTCAGAAGATCCAAGCAATTCCACAACCGGAATTTAGATTTTCAACCATCGACTTTCTCAAAGCCTGCTTCGAGCCGGATGAAGTTGTCTGCATCTGCAATGACATCATCTGCGACGAGGAGGGTAAAGGTAGGCCAGCGTCCAAGGGTACATTCCTCAAGCGCGACGAATGGATTGAGAAGCATTTCACGCCGCCCATAAGTTCCATGTGGAACGGTCCTGACAGCCGTGGCGCGTATGTACGAGTAAATCCGTGCTTGGACGAGACAGGATCTGATTCCGGCGTGTCAGCATTCCGCCATGTCCTCGTTGAGATGGACGAGAAGACGAAGGACGAGCAGTGGACGATTCTGAAGGAGTCCAAGCTGCCGCTCTCGGTCGTCATCGATTCTGGCGGCAAAAGCTTGCATGGCTGGGTGCGTGTTGAGGCGGCGAACAAGGAGGAATGGAACGAGCGTCGCGACGTTGTTTATCGCCATCTGGAAGCCCTCGGCATCGATCCGAAGAACAAGAACGCGAGCAGGTTCTCTCGTCTTGCCGGTGTGATGCGCGATGGCAAGGAGCAGAGGCTTGTCGCCATCAATGTGGGCGTCGTGAACTGGGATGCGTTCACGGACTATCTGGAGTCCCAGGACATGCCTCAGGAGTTCCCGCTCCAGAGCATCATCGACTACGATCCTGAGAACGACCCTGACAACCTGATCGGTGACAGATGGATTCGACGCGGTTCATCGGTTCTCTTTGTCGGTCAGAGCGGATGCGGCAAAAGCTCGATGGCATTCTACCAAGGACTGAGGTGGGCCATAGGCTCGGATTGGTTCGGATGTCAGCCGGTACGACCGCTCAAGGTGGCCTACGTCCAAGCTGAGAACGACATAGCCGATCAGCATGATGCGCTGAAAGGAGCCGCGCAGATGGTCTTCGGAAGCGATTGGCAGAACGGATTGCGCCGTGCGGACATGCTGTTCTTCCGCGAGGCAGTTCGAACCGGCGTGGAGTTCACGACCATGCTGCGCCGTCTTATTCGAAAAACGAAAGTAGACATTGTCTATATCGACCCTCTGCTCTCCTACATTGGCGGCAATCCATCGGACATCGAGGTCTGCGCGAACTTCACGCGACATCTGCTCCAGCCGATTATGATGGAGACAGGAGTCGTCATCGTGCTGGTTCATCACTTCCCTAAGCCGAAGGGTAAGGACGAAAAACCGGAGAGCGTGGCAGATATGGCCTACTCAGGATTCGGAAGCTCCGACCTGACCAACTGGGCGAGAGAGGTAATTGTCCTGAAGGAGGTTGGATTCAATCAGCCGAGACGCTTCATGCTCGGAATGGCGAAGCGCGGAGATAGGTCAGGACTGAAGGATAAAAACGGAAACAAAACCGGCTCTATCGTCATTCAACGAGGAGTCGGAACGATATCCTGGGACTACGCACCGCCTGAGCAGTTTGTAGTCGATAAGGCGGCGGCGACGAAGAAGCCGTGGGGCGGACGACCTAGGCGTTAGCCTTCTCACGCTCAGCGCGGCGACGGCCTTTGGCGGCGAGCGATTGGAACTTCGCCTTGCCGTATTTTTTGCGTCCGATTGCGGCACTTAATGCCGCCGGATCTTTGACGCCCTTCTTCTCAAGCTCGCCAACGAGCTTCTCGTAACGTCCGCCACCACCAAGTTTCATCTTGTCCATATCAGTTAGAATGAATTTTAACTACAAAATTACCAAGCCTTGCATGACCAGAACTTAGGAGTCGTCTTGTCTTTAGCCTGCGCGCAGTTATGCCGCGCGCGGAAGTTCTTACGACGCTCAGGATTGTCGCGCTTGATTTCCATGTTCGGGTCGCCGAAGCGAACCTTGATGACGTTGCCGCTGTCGTTCTTGACGTAGACAGCACTCTTCTTCCGCTCACCCGGCGTGTAGAACGGCTTGTTGAGCGTCACCTTCTTGCCTTGGTAACGGCTACCTTTCTTGGAGAGGGAGGTTTTCATTAGTCTCGACGACGGGTTTGACGCTGCATTTCGCGAAGCTGCTTCTGCTCTTCTTGCCCCTCCTCCCACTGCATCATCGCCTTATCAGTCTCCAACTTGAGGAGTCTCGACCAGTTGCGATTGAACAAATCCATCTGCTCCTTTGAAAGCTGATCGATTGGCGTCGTTACGGTTTTGACGTAGGTCGGAGATTGAAGCATCCGGCCAACAGCGGATTCGCCGGAAACTCCGATTGCATTGAGAATCATCCTTCTTCCCATGAATCCAGCCATTCCAGCTCCAACGGCTCCGGTTAAGATGGGACTGCTTGTTGCCAAGTACGTCGCTCCAGTCACCAATGTTGGCAAGATCGACTTCGAAACAAGACTGCTGCCTTCCTTTGAAGCCACTGCCAACTGATTGGCAATCGTGGTAATCTTGTCCACACCTCCAGGTCCGAACAATTCGTTCACCAGCGCGTTGTACTCTCCCGGCTTTTCTCCACCGGCAATCAACGCCTTCATCTTGTCCGTGTCGATGGATTTCTTTCCATCAACAAGCGAGTCTTTGACGATTCGACCAAGAACAATGTTCTGAGCATCAGCCAGAAGGTCTGGCCGACTCTCTTTCAAGATTCTCGTAAACTCTTCAGCCCTCTTGACCGGATAAACGCCTCCTCCTTTGGACTTCAGGAAATCGACGATGTTTCCGGCAGGGATGTTTCCATAAAGCTCACCGCCCCTGATTGCCGATGCAACGACCTGCTGGAAGTCGGTAGCAGTTTGAGCCTGTTGAGTGACGTAATCGTTCAAATCCCTGAGCATCGTTGCCGCATCAGGGTTGGAAGCAATTTCCTTCAGAACATCATCATCAATAGAGACGCCAGATTTGACCTTGGACTTGATATCGGAAAGAAGCGTGATGATTTCCTTCTGAGCCTCAATGTCCTCTCCGGGCTGCGCTAGAATGCCTTTGAATCCACGTTCAGCATTCTTCTTTTGGAATGCTGCCAAACGCTTTTTGACATCGGCAACCTCCTCTCGATTTTGCTTTAACCGAGTTTCGGCTCCGGCAATACGATTGGAAACATCAGTCTCAAGCAGCTTGGACTTTGACGTAAGCTCGTCGAGGCTGGACTTGAGCTTTTCCTCTTCCTTGATGATCGAGGAATACTTCGAAGCGACATCCTGAATCTGACCAAGACTGGGGAAGAACTCATTGGCCACCTCCTTGGACAATTTGCCGCGAGCCGCTTTTGCTTCTGTCAGAGTGTTGAGAAACTCAACCGGATTCTTTCCACGGATCTGATTGTAGATGTAGTCCGAAAGAGCTGGCTTCACATTGGTTTCCCAAGTTTCACCGGCCATGTCTTTCAGAACAGCAAGAGTGGTTGCCCCGCGAGGTCCAACGATGGCTGACACAGATTCAGGCGCACCACCACCCTCACCAATGCTACGCAGGATTCGGTCAACGTAAGCACCTTTGAAACGGCTGATTCCTTCTGCGTACGATTTGTTCTGAGCATCAAGAGCGTCTCGAAGCGCAGGATTCGCGTCGAACGCAGCAGTCATCTGATCGTTGATCTTGTTGAGCTTTTCCCAGCTCTCAAAGAATCCCTGCTGAACAGGGGCATTGAAATCGAACAATCGATAGATTTTAGACCTGATCTTTCTAAGGTCTTCCAAGCTGACAGTATCAAGAACCGGATTTCCGTCCTTGTCCACCTTTCCAAAATCAACCTGAACGGTTGTTGCTTGCAGGTCTGGCCTTATCGCGGAAAAGCCCTTTTCTTGTTCAGCCTCAAATACGTCTCGAACTTTATTGCCCTGCTCACCAATGAGCGTTCCAGTTTCAAAAGCAGAGACAGGCTTTCCGCTCAAAAACCGCTCATCAAACCCCTGCTCGATTTTCTTAACTTGATCTTGTAGGCCAGCAATCTGTCCTTCGATTCGCGTCCGATTCGCTACGTCCTCAGCACCAAGCTGCGCTCTCTGATTGCTCAGGCGAACAATTTCATCCTGAAGCTCTTGAGATTCCACCTGAAGACGACCCTCTGCGTTACGGGCAAACGCAAGCGCGTATTGATTTCTCTTGTCCTTGAACTTTGTAGTTTTCTTAATGGCCTCATCGACCTTGCGAGTAGCTTGCTCGGTCAAAGCATCAGCTTGGCGCACAACCGACTCAACGACAGCGGGATTGACATCAGTCTTTCCAGAAATACGACCAAGCTCGCCAACGATGGCTTGAGTCAAATCATCGCCAGAAAGACCAGATCGACGCCCCTGAACAACAGACTGCTCAAGGAACGACTGCACGGTGTTCCTGAAGTTCTCAACGTCCTGAGGAGATGACCCAGAAAACGCAGGGTTGTAGAACGTGTCTGCAACCTGACGAGAAAGCGCAGGATCGATACCGGCAGCATTCCCAAGTTCTTGGCGAATAAGGTTGGCTCGATCCTCCAAAAACTTCTGGGTAAATGGACGCTGGAATTCAGCAGCAAAAGTAGCCGGAAACTTGCTCGCTGACGGTGCGCCAGAAACAGCTCTTGCCGCTGCTGTAGCTCCTCGAACACCAGTTGAAAAGGCGGGAAACAATGTGCTTCCAATCGCGGTACGCAACGCCATCTCACCGCCGCTAACATCTTCTCCAAAAGATTCGACTCCAGCTTGAGCGAGAGATGTCTTACCGCCAACCAAAGCCTCTTTCCTGAGCTGTGCGCCAAGTGTTGCTTGCTGCGGAACTCCAGTTTCGCTGGTTAGTAAGCGACGAACACCTGTTCCGGTTCCAGGTTTTGCGATTCCAAGAGTTGGAATACCGGAGGCAGCAATCTGCGCCGGACGCATCTTCTCAGGCTCCAGCGTTTGAGCCAAAAGCTCAGCACCAAGGTTGACGCCCACTTCAGCGGCCAGTGCTTGCCCCCCAGGAAGAAATGCTGCGGCGATTGGCGCACCATAACGAACCGTATTGGCAGCGACTTTTCTCGCCCTTTTCCCTTCAAAGTCGGCCAAAAACTGACGCTCTTTGTCGGTGAAATCCTCGTCGGGCAGCGGCTCGTAATTGCCAGCCACAAACTTCTGGAATTTACGCGCGCTGTCAGGACCGAGGTAAAAGTCAGCCTGCTGAACAAGCGGGTCTTGAGACTGAAACCGTTGTTGGCCAACTTTTGCGGACTGCTGAACAGCTTGATTAAGTGCAGTAGGAGAACCTGCTGTTTCAAGCGTCTCAGGCTTTGTGGCAACCTGAGAGACGGCAGGATTGGCGGCGGCTCTTTCAGAAATAGTCCGCTTTACGGCAGATTGAACAACCTCGTTTGGAGTTCCATCAGGAAACTCAAGGATTCCAATACCTTCGATTTCAGCTTCGATTGGCATAATTTATTGAATCGTGTTTCCCTGAGAGTCAAAACGAATCCTAGTATTACCCTGAGCGGCAGCAGGTTGAGTCGGAGCCTCAACACCCAAAATCTCATTTGCTCTCCGCTCAAGCAAATCAATGTACGCACCGTATTGAGGATTTTTGTCAATTCCCTGAAGCCTTAATTTCTCAACGCGATCTTTTATGTTTCGAGCCGTAAGGTCTTTGAACGTCTGAACTCGGTCAGAAAAACCAGTGTCAGTAGGCTTTCCGATTGAGGTCGTAATTCTTGTTATTTCAGGTTTTGTAAGAGCCTTGCCGCCACGCTTAAACATGGCACCAGTACTCATGTTGACATAAAGCTGATTAACTTCTCGTTCTGGACTGAACGCGTTAAAAGCCTCTCCAGCAGTAACTTTTGCGTTAAACATTGGGCCGTAAAGATCCTGATCAAGATACGGCTCCATTGGTTTAATTCCGTTAAGAACAGCCTCGGAAAACTCAAGCTCATCCAGATCCAGCTTGGTAGGAGCAGGAAGTTTACCTCCAGACTCTGCTTTGGTTTTGGCGGTGTCGGCATTCTGCTGTTTTATGTCAAGCTCTCTACCCTTAGTCTCAACATCAAGTTGATATCTCTTTTCCTTCAGCAATGCTTCATCTGTTTTCAGAGCCTGATCAAACTCAAGCCTCGCTTTATCGATATCAATTTTAGATGCGCCTTCCCTTGTCAACCTGTCTAGGTTAGCAGCAGCAATCCTTACTTTGTCTCTTGAAAGATCAAGGTTACCAAGAAGTGATGTAGTTTTAGCTTCGGTTTGACCAATCTTTGAGGAGCCTAATTTTTCATAATAAGCGTTCATTTTCTGAACGTCGATGTTAGGGCTTCCGTCTTGATTGAAGCCTATCCACGCACCAGCATCGATTGCCTTGTTTATCGTCGATGCCCTCAGTGTGTTGGAGGTAGCTTCCGCCCTATCTCTAGCCTTCAGAAGTTCAGCGCGAGCAGAATACTTCTCAAGATTGTTGAGCATCTTGTCCGCCTCAAGCCGGTACTGCTTGGACTTGAAAGCAGGAATGACCGGAAACTTTGCTTTTGCGCTAGGGTTATCGAGGTAATCTCCGACTTGCTTGCTAAGATCCGAGAACGTCTTGAACTCATCAACCTGCGCCTGCCGCTCCTCGATGGTGTCGGCAAGCGTGATGTCCCGAATCTTGTTCTGAAGCTCCAGTCCCTGCCGTTGAAGCACAGACTCCGCAGTCTGCTGCTGGAACTGCTCCATCATCCGCCTCTGCGTCTGCGCGCGGTCGAACAGCGATGCGCCTAGCTCAAATGCTTTAAGAGTTTCGTCAGCCATAGATTTTAACCCCAGTTAGAAGGATCGTTTGGTCCTCCGATGTTTCCGGGCGGAATAGAATAAAGCTCGGCATCATTCATCGGATTGTACGACGATCTTACTCCCCCCATTCCAGACAAACCTCGCTGCGTATACGCGCCACCAGCGAATCCACCGGCAGAAGAAATAGCACCGCCGATTGCAGCCATCGTAGGATCAGGCATCGCAGCCACCTGAGCGGCTTGCAAGTCGCGGTTGTACTGCTGCTGATTCTGCTGCGCCAGCGCATTGATGCGTTGAGACGGCGTGATAAACATGCTGCTCACCGAGAACGGCTGAACCATGCCGAACGCTCTCTGCTGCTGGATGAAGTTCTGCGCCTGAGCAAGACCTTGATTCTGAAGCTGCATGGCAGTTAGACCTAAATCGCGAGCAGTCAGCGCACGACCGAATCCAGAGCCTGCGCCGAATCCACCAGACAAAGCGCGTCCAGCGGTCGAACGCTGAACCTGAGCTGAAGCCTCAGGAGAAACCTGTCCACGCAAAGCCGCTCCTATGTTCTGACTCGCCTGCTGAATAAGCTGGTCATAGCCAGGAATCGCTCTACGAAGCTGCGCCTCAAGCTGAGACTGCTCGGCGGCGGTCGTCTTCTGCGCCAACTCGGTGGCAGGTTGTAGCGCGGCGATATTCTGCTGAATCGCCTGCTTTTGCTCGGCCTCAAAATCGATTGGCTTGAACGCAGGAACCTTCGGCTTACTTCCTTTGCTTAGAAGTCCGCCAATAAGGCTTGAAGCCCCCATGATTGCCGCACCACCTAGAATAGCTCCCATAAATCAAAAAACCTCCTTCACAAGACGATTGCCGTTCTCAATCGAGAACACCTTTTCAGGTTCGTGACGCTGGATGTTCATGGTTACCAAACGCGCAGCTTTTTCCTCAGGAAATGCTCGCTCGTAATGGAAACAATGAACCCACACCCGACGCAAAGTATCCAACTTAAAAAGTTCCCCCTCATCGATTGTCATCACGCTGTTTGATGATGCCCAATCATCCGCGTACTGCCTAAGCATCTGGACGGACGGGAGATGAACCTCGTAGCCGAATCGCTCGGTGCATTCTTTTGCCGACGCTTCAGCATCCTTCTTGACGTACACCTTGATGGAATCGTGAACGACAGCTTTCGGAAGATATCCATAGGTGGAGCAATCGGCGACGTACTTGTACCGCATCCGATACTTCTCAATCGACCGCTTCCAATCAGGGTCGGTTGCACCCTGCTCATGTAGGCCAATGCAATCGGCTTCCAATGAGAAAAGGACCGACATGAATGCCGATCCGAATCGGGGCAGACCGCAGATTTGGAAGAGTTTACCGTTCATTTTTTACGCACAAAGAAGTCCAAGCCGCAGTCCTCGCTAAGACAAAGATGGTCGACTCAGAGCCGGGAATCATCGCCAGCTCACTGCAAATGACCGCCGTGTAGAGAGCCGCATTCGGATGAACATCTTTCCCGACCTCCTTCATCCACTGATGAAGCTGATTGATGCGGTTGTTCGCGTGTTCGAAGTCTGTCTCAATAATCTCGCGCACCCGACTCCAAGCAGGATCGATTCGATCCTTGAAGAACGAATTGCCGAAGCCGGGAATCTTCATGCCAGCACCAATGGCCGACTTCAAAGCTCGCTCGTCAAACCGCTCGTAAACGTATCGAGCAGGACCAATCGGACCATGAGCATCGCCAAGAGTCAGGATGGCCGAGGCGATTCCATTGGTAAGCTGCGCGCTTCCAAAGAAGGCGTTCACCGCAGCAACCGAACTCGCGTTCTGATTGTTGCGCGCCGCCATGTCATGCGCGTCGAAGACAGCCTGAAGAAGCTCCAATTTCTTTGGAGTGGCTTCTGCTAGACCGAAATCAATATTGAGGTTCAGAACCATTGCGAGAATCCACCGCCATTTAATCCTACACCGACCATGCGTATCGTCGCGACAGCATCGCCCAAATACTGCATCGTCTGCTCCTGCACAGCTTGAACCGCTTTGGCTTCGTAGGCCACTGCTTCCTGAATCAAATCGTTCTCCTCCTTACGAATCGCCATGACCATCAGCTTGATGGCATCAGGACACGGAGGAATGAGGTAGTCGTTGACGCTCGTAGCGTTGATATGGCGCATCTTCGCCATGACCGTTACCGGCTTATCCTCGTCGTTGTGGCAGCGGTCGGTCAGCAGACTCCGACGGTACTGCGGCAAAGTTTCATCAGGGTCGTAAACTGCCAGATCGAGTTCGGACAACGCAGTCGCATCGTACTCGTACAAACGGCTTGCGGTGTTCGTCGCCTCGCGAATTACGCCGGTAAGCTGAGTAAATTTCTTGGTGGACTGAACGTACGGCAAAGCGAGCGTCAGCTTCTCTCCGTCAATCCATGCGCCGCCGGACTGCGTTCGAATCCACTGACCGTTCTGATCGACTCCTTGCAGGGTGATTGTCTTGCCGACATCCGAAGCGTCACCAGGGTAGACTCGAATGTAGCTGTTAAGACCACCAGACATGTCGCGGTAAGAGACAACAGTCCCACGGTCAATAAGCTGCTTACCGACGCAAGCGTCTCCTGAGTTGAGCAGTCCATAGCCGGTTTCCTGAAACTCGAACCATTGATTGCGAACCGTTCCGACTCCGCAGCAATCGGCTACAGCTTCGATGGTTTCGATCTGACGCGGCCAAGTGATGCAACCGCCGACCGTATGAATCGTGAATCGTCCATACGCACCAGCCCACAACCCCTTGTGTAGAAGCCTTCGACACGCTTGGTTGATGTAATCATAAACGCGCTGATCATCGACACATACGCCGATGACCCGAGCGATAGTCGAGCGGATGTCCTGAACGATCAGCTTCATTTGGTGTA